TCAGCGGCGGTCAGGGTATCGGCAATACCCGCTCCCATAATGTCCTTTACAACCAGAGGGTAACGGTGTTATAGCCCCACCCAATTGCCGGAATTGCTCAATGGCAAACTCAGATCGAATTACTGTAGCTACCAGCAATGCATTCTTTTCTGCCGTCTGCCCGTAAAAATCCAGTTGGCAGCGCCATTGAGTTGTACGTGTAATATGTTGCTGTCCATCACCTGCCACCTCTGGCGCTGAATACTGAACCACACTGGTTGATAACCCATCAGAAAACAGGCCGGTCATGGTGATGAAATCCCCCAGCGGCATAGGTGTACTGTTTTGTTGTGAGCGTTCTATGTCCACATCAGGAAAAAGCCCCCGGAGAAAATCCCCAAGGGCCTTATATAAATCACGCTCTGTTACTGAGATGGTTACGTTTGCAGGCATACGATAACCCTCGTCCAGTCTGGCCAGTTTTCAGGTACAGAAACCACCAGCCATGTTTCACCATTAATAACGAATTTATCGCCGCCTTGCTGCTTGGGACGATTAATGCCGCACCAGTTACCATCGGTATAGATAGATGCCATCACCCCCTGAATATTCAGGTTATCCAGATGCCGGATATCCGATTGGGTAACGGCCTGCTTCTGCACCTTCATGGTAATGGGATCGGCATAACCGGGCGTACGGGAGTAATCATCGTTCTTGACTGAACCTATTGATCGATAAATCTGAGCGGGGATAAAGGGATTTACCGCGCCAATGGCTGCGGATGCGATACCATGAAGATTCATTTCTCACCTTTTTCTGGTACAAAAAAACCTCGCATTGGCGAGGTTGGTGTTTATAAATGCTGTTCGTAATTAAATTATTCGGCCTATTGCTGGAGCCACTAAAAATAGGAGAGCCAACATTGCGCATAGAATCTTTAAGACTGCTTTTTTCGCCTTAAATATCGCATAAGAAAAAAGCAATCCGGCAGGAATGCAAATAAACCAATATGAATGACCAAATAGTGCAATCTTAAACAACAAAAACTCTATTATATCGTAGGTTGAAACTGACATATTCCCTCATGAATCTATTGTATATCCCCTCGGAATATATCAGTAATCCCACCAGCTCACTACAGCCTTAACTGGGGATTAATTGCCTGCTTTTCACCACATCAGGCGAGGTGGTTCCTCACTTACCGCAATTAAGAGAAAGTGATAGGTTGGTCGTTCCATAGTCAAAATAAGGAATGAAAAGAATGGCAAAAATGACAAATTTTACCGTTCGTATAGAAATGAAAGATGCCACCGCAAAAGATTATGAAGAGCTTCATAGAAAGATGGCTATAAATGGTTATGCACGAGAAGTACGAGCTGATGACGGACGTTTATTTAAATTACCTGATGCTGAGTACTGCACAACAAAAGGGCTAATCAGAAAGCAAATAATAGACGAAGTCATGGTTATAGTAGATTCGGTTACTGGTGATGATTCATCATCCATTCTAGTACTACAGCCGTAATTGCTCTGTAAGCCGATGATTTTCCCGGCGGCGACAGTGACATTGTTGCGCCCGGTATTGATGCCGTCGTCGCCAGGCTGACCAATGTAAAATCTGTTCGATTGTCTTTCCCGCTTTTTCCATCAGCTTTGACAGCAGCTTACGGAGTTCCGCTACACTGAGCGGAACCCGGCCTACCGGTGTTTTTTTTCTCCTGTACCCGCAGAACCGCCAGGACTGCATGGGCCAGCAACGACAAGGTAATATGTCGGTGCCAGCTCTGCCATCGCCGCACTTCGTAGTGATCCAGCCCACATTCCCCTTTGGTTTCCTCAAAGCCACTTTCGATTTCCCAGCGACAACCCGCCACCTGAACCAGCGTATTAAGATCCGCCTGTTCTCTCAGGGCATACACCACATAGTAAGCCCGTTCCTGTCTACTATCCCGGCTGCGCCGAACTAACAAATAATGACCATAACGTCGATCCTCTTCACTTATCTGTAAACGCCATAACGGCACGACAGCCCAGTCATACCAACGCTCACCTTTTGTCCCTGTTCCCGCTGACCCTGCTTTCCAGTCAGCGGTGGTCAGGGTATCGGCAATCCGTTCAGCACGGAGATACTTGGGTCCTTGCCACCATAAGGGGGTATTGCAGGGAATGGCTAACACGAAGGGCTGGTATTGGGACTCCAGCCAGACCCTCAGACGACGGTCACGGCCATAAACTTCATCCGCGGTCACCCAGCGACAGGGAACGCCGGCATCCCATGTTCGTTCCAGCATCTGCCGGGCTAACTGGGGTTTCGTTGCAAAAGTGACGCTGGCAGGGATACCCGCGGCTTCACAGCGGGAACGGTCATCGGTCCACTGGCGGGGCAGGTATAATGCCCGGTCAACAAAGGCATGCCCTCCGTTGCCGGCATAACAAAGAAATACGCCTATCTGGCTGTTTTCTACCCGTCCGGCGGTCCCACTATACTGACGCTGTACCCCGGCAGAATGTGTCCCTTTTTTGATAAAACCGGTTTCATCAATGATGAGAACACCCTGTTCATCGCCCAAGTGTTCAGTGACATAATCCCGCAGGATATCGCGGGCCATATCGACATCCCAATCAGCGCGTTCCAGCAAATATTGAATCCCATCGGGGGTACTTTCCCCCATCCATTCAGCCAGTTGCCAGCTATTCTTACGTTCAACATCACTGAGCAATCCCCGAAGATAGGCGAGGCTGCGTTGTCGTGAGCCGGTAGAGTGAAATAAGGGAGCCAGACGGGCATGTAATGCCTGTAGCGCCTGTTCCCAGATTTTGGCAGGGGATGGCATGTGACACCGCCTTTTATTTAAGGAAGAAGAGCCCCATCATGGCACAATATGGATTACGGCTGTAGTACTAGTTACTGAATCTAATGGTCTAGCATGGCGGCTCGATCGGATTAACTAGATGAACCATATTCAACTTTAGGTTCCTCACTTTCTAAAGCCACAAACGCTTTTCTTACTTTGTGGCCTAGATTGTTAATCTCTTCTACATGCAGACATAAATCATGCTGATATTTTACCCTCAGCATATCAGCTAATACTTCCCGTGCTGCTTGTTGTGATGCATCTGTTAACTCTTCAAATTTCATAATAACCTCAGTTCATTTATTTGAATTCGGTGTCGGGTTTTCTTTTATTCCCCCCCCCTTGATAATTTCGTGAGCAATCGCCCTCTGCATACTGCCAGTATCAATCAAGGTCTTATTGGGTTCAGCCCGCCCCTTATGTGCTTTAGCCGCTACAGTCGTCGGATGATTAGGTGGCGAAACGCCTTGCTCAATCGTATCTTTGATATCCTGCACTATAGTCATCCCCAAGATATTGAAAGCAGATTCGACCCGATCACTGTCTTGTGCATTACCTTGCAGAAGCGCACCGATAGCTTGCCCCCACTCACCTGACTTATTCGCTATCGTTGAACGCATAAATGGACGGGGAGGAATGTTTCTGGTGCCAAATTCATTAGCTGCGGCATACGGTGCAATCGGCTCCCCGGTATCTTCGTTCGTCGAACCAGAGAGAATACCAATATTCATCTGTACATTCAGATTGCCTCTGATACGGGATAACGCCGCTTTCAGCTTGTCATTGGTTGCCATAACTCACCCCCACGGATGGTAGTGTTTCACCGCTGAATAACGTCCACCGACCACATATTTACGGGTGGCTTGCCAGTACATTTGTCCACATGGTGTCGTTTTAAACCATGAGGCATTGGCAACATCTGGAACAGCAAACGAGACACTCACTGAACCGTAATAAAGCCGGTCAGGTTCTAACTCCAAATTTTCCCAACCGGGAATTTCCCGCCCGATATAGGGCACCACCTGTTCTTTGGTCAGATGCGTCTGTGAGACATGCAGGTAGCCATTGGCATCAATACGTCGTCGGCTTCCCTCGTCAAACACGACCGAGTTTTTTTCTTTAGACATGGTTAACCACTTCCAATTTGAGGAATGACAGGCCGGAAGTCACATTTACAATTGATTAATTCACCGGCATGGATATGTCGCTGCACATGAGGGTCATAACATCCCTCACTCAGATTGAAGCGCTGACCGTTCATCTTGATGTGCGAATCACGGTAGGATTTGCTGCCACCAGCGCGATGAATCCAAATTCCCTCTGTGATACCGGAGGATTTACAACGCTCCCGCGCAATGGCATTAGTGGCTTTGGCGTTCTGGTCACGGGCAATGGTTTTAGCGCGGCTTTCTGTCACACCGTAGAGTTTCTTTAATGCTTCTTTCAGGAAACCGACATCCCGCCCATTCACGACACTTTGTTGCACCAGCGTTTGAACCTGTGTCAGATATTGCTCAGGAATGGACTTAATCAGACTGACCTGCTGCTCGTACAGACTGTCTAAAACGTTCTGCACTTCTGGCGTGACCCGCATGTTAACGGTGATGCTGGACGGGATGAATTAGCCGCCCGTATGCCGTCACAGAAACAATATATTCGCGCCGCGATGCAAAATGCGCTGTGTGAATGTCAGCTCAATTTATTCTAACCCTACCCCATTAACTAACGCTACCTCAGTGGCGGGAGGAGTATTATGACTATTAAAATGATAGAGACACTCGTTTACTATTCACCCGGTGCGCCTTATCACTGTGCTGGCGGACAGTGAAGGTGAAGCCCGTTTACTGGCTGGCATGTCCTCTCTGATATTCGTTTCTCGTCAGGAGGTGAACCATGCGTAACCCTGCACCTCATGGCTATTACACCCATAAGAACGGGGAAACCGTTCAGGTGACGTCATTGGCACGGGCATTGATGAAAATGATGAGCAATACCTGATAGTCCGCTGGAAAGCGAAGGGCAGTAAAGACCCGGTCATTAAAGGGGTGGCGTCGGCCGACATTGGAGAACGCGAAGGCTGGCGAATACTCAAGGCGGGGGGCGTGCAGGTGACCACAAAAAGTAATCTCGGGGCGATCCTGGCTGACTGGCTGATACGAAGCCACACAAAAGAAATCTGGAGTATGACGGCAAAATCAGGCTGGCATAAAGGGGCCTATATCATGCCGGACGGTTCAGTGATTGGTGTACCTCAGCAGCCTGTTTTGTTTAACGGGGGTAGTGCTGCGGCGAATGCTTACACCGTTTCAGGGACAACGGAAAGCTGGCGTGAACAGGTCGCACGGCTGGCGAATAATAACCCCTTCATGATGCTGGGCATTGCGACGGCGTTAGCGGCCCCGATGATAGGAATTGTGGGGGCGGATGGCTTTGGCGTCCATCTTTACGCGCAATCGACTGCCGGGAAAACCACGACGGCTGATATTGCAACCAGTTTATACGGAAAACCGGATGAGCAACGGCTGACGTGGTATGGCACTGCGCTGGGGATAGCCAACAAAGCCCTGGCACACAATGACGGATTGTTGTCACTCGATGAGGTGGGACAGGGCGCGAATCCTAAACATGTCCACACCTCAGCTTATACCCTGTTTAACGGTAAGGGGAAAATACAGGGGGCAAAAGAAGGCGGCAACCACCCGTTAGCGAGCTGGCGAACCGTGGCGATCAGTACCGGCGAGAAAGATATTCCTACGTTCTTGATGGAGGCTGGGATCAAAATTAATGCCGGGCAATTAGTCCGGTTGCTGAATATCCCGATGGAAAGGGCCAAGACCTTGCACGGGGCAGAAAATGGTAAGGCGCATGCGGATGCTTTAAAGCGCGGCTGTCGTGAACATCATGGTGCGGCAGGACGGGAATGGATCGGTTATCTATCGTCACACCATGAGGAAGCCAGACAGGCTTATCTTGAGGCGCAATCCCGGTGGAGCAAGCTGATACCGGAAAGCTATGACAGGGTCAGTGATCGCTTTGCGGTGCTGGAGGCGGCTTTAATGTTGGGGCGGGTCATTACGGGCTGGAAAGCGCAGGATTGCCGCGATGTGCTGCAATATATCTTTAATGTCTGGATGGCGGAGTTTGGGACAGGCAATAAAGAATTTGAACAGATTGTCGAGCAGGCCGTTTCCTTTCTTAACGCCCATGGCATGAGCCGCTATGCCCCTCTGCCCTATGATGAGCGGGACTTACCGATTCGGGATTTAGCCGGATATCGGGAAAAGAAAGGTCTCCATGATAATGATCCGATGATTTTCTATACCTTACCCGCCACTTTTAAGCAGGAGATCGCCAAGGGTTTTAACGTGGATATGTTCGCAGACACGTTAGTGAAAAGCGACATACTCAAAAAGCCAGCCAGTGGAAGGAGCTATCAGGGCAAGACACCCCGTCTTAAGCATCTGGGGGGTATTCAGCAACGGGCTTACATCATGGTGTTAGTGCCTGAATCAGACGAAGAAGCCTGGTCTTCTCATGTGAGGGCTAAAACCTGTTGTCTCTGTTGTCTCATTTTTATTAACTGTATGAATTATAATTATTTTTGTTTTTAAATTGAGACAACATGAGACAACAAACAGGGGTTTTGAGACAACATCAAACGGGTAAAAATTTTCTTTTTGGCAGGCCATTGGAGGCATTATGAGAAAATTACGTAAATTATACCGTCAGAAAATCAATGGCTTTACGGGGATACTATTGGAACTTCGCCCCCTGTCTGAAGAGCGGTTCCATGATCATGACCTGACCGACAGGATTATCCTCAATCTGGTGGGGGAATGTGTGAATGCGTGATATTCAAATGGTATTGGAACGCTGGGGTGCATGGGCCAGTGAGGGAAATAGTGACGTTGACTGGGCACCCATTGCCGCAGGGTTTAAAGGTCTGGTTCCCAGTACCCGAAAGACCTGCGTTCAATGTTGTGATGATGACGGCATTGCGATTGATGCTGCCGTTCTGCGATTGAGGAAATATAACCCTTATTATTTCCAACTGATTGTTATGCACTATATTAAGGCGTCTACACTGCGGGCAATGGGCACCAAGTTAGGCATTTCCCATAACGAAGTATCAAAACGGTTACAGGCAGCCGAGGGATTTATTGAAGGTGTTCTGGCCGTATCCGGGGTGACTTTGGAGCTGGATAAATGCGTACAAAAAGAAATCATCAATCAGGTTGCGTAATTACAAAAGTCGGTATATTGTGATAAGAGTGATAGCAATGTCACACAGCTTATCGATTTAACAAGCCTCGCCTCGGCGGGGTTTTTTATTGCCAGAAAAACAGATTAGAGTTGCCATTCCCTTTGGTTGGAATTGCATGTGTAGTATCCTAGTGTTATTGATATGTAGCCATTTGGAGTGTGGTATGTTAATTACGCTAGTTGATATAAATAAGGACAATTATGAAGCTGTCTGCGATCTATTGGTAACTGATGAACAGCGAGAATATATTGCGGAAAATGTGTTTTCTCTTGCTCAATCCAAGTTTTTTCCATCATATGAAACTCGCGCGATTTATTTGGATGGTACGCCTGTTGGTTTTTTTATGTGGGTACCCTCTGATACCGGACAAAAAACAACTATTTGGCGTTTTATGGTGGATAAGAGCCATCAAAATAAAGGTATTGGGCGTAAGGCGTTAATGCTGGCCATCGAGGAAATAAGACGCACAGAGCAATTGGAAGAAATAGAAATCTGTTATAACCCAAATAATCTTGTTGCGAAAAATTTTTATGCCAGTTTCGGCTTCATTGAAGTTGGTATAGATGAAGAAATTAAAGAAATGTTGGCGGTTATAAGGGTATAGTCACAAGTTCCACTCACCGGAAATGCCGGATAACGATCATGGTCGGGCAGCACCTCATATCACGGTTAAATCAATTAGTTAAGTGTTATTTCAGGTGATGTGAGCAGCACTTCGATCAGGGTTAGAGAACACCCCTACATGCTAGATAAATCAATGTGTTAATCTGATTTTCAGCGAAAAAGAGATCACCCTCATGAAAGACGAATTCGAATGGTGTGATGAGTTCGATGGATTTTAATTCCCCCGAATTCGAGGGAATCTAGTAGTCTACTTTTTATTTTCGCCTTTTTTCAATTTAAGCCCAAAGAGAACAAGCCCAATAGCCAATAAGCTTTCGACAGTACCCAGTAAAAAATCATCATATTGAATAAATCTAATACCCGCCATAAAAAGTAATATCACACCGGCAAGAATGAATTTAAATGACTTTTGTTTGAGTGGGTTTTTGTCGTTCGGTTGCATAAAAATCCTTTTATATTAAATGTTAAAATCTAGCATGAGTATCACATGTTCGGTCATTCCGAACAACTCAACCTGTCGGTCTGACCGACTAGTTAAAATTCAAGGCTGCGCATGGCGTGGCCTTTTTGTTTTGTCATCATAAAGTCAGGAAACCAGAAATGAAAAAGTTAACAGTCACCCTTTTAGGTCTAAATGAGAATAACACTGCTGGTTCTGTAACTTTTAAGGTATGGCAGCGTGATAACTTACTGATTGAAGACACGTTGAAAGGAAAAGTTTCAGAGAGATATAGCAAGGTTTATGATATCGATGGTTTTAATGAGCCTGTAAGAATTGAGCATAACCGCAACGATCTCCCATCACTTAAAATTACTGCCCGCATCGCATAATCAATTGCGTTTTATTGAACTTTAGTTAACCAATTAATAATCTATTCTCTGGGTACCCAATCGAAGGAGATAGAAATGTTTGTAGAAGAAGGGTTAAAGCCAGATCCGGATAACGCTGGTTTTGTGCTTGGATGGGGAGTTGTACGCTATTCTCCTTGGCATTTAGCTGGCGTGTATGCCACTAAAGAGAAAGCCGAAATAGAAGCAGTTAATTTCGGCTCAGTTTATGAAGTCCATTACGGATCGCATAGAACGGGTAGTGATGACTTCGTATGGGGCATTGATCCCTAATCATTACTTATTTCTGGATGGATTAACGTCAGGGTCGCAAATGCGGCCTTTCTCATATCTGGAACTTTGGCGTAGAGGGTTCGCGCGGATGCCTGAAGAGCATCAGGACTCGGTTCGATTCCGAGAGGTTCCACCCAATGATGATGAACACGCCACTTTGATAATTGAATAAATAATTTTATTAATATTTTAATGGTGCGATTTTTGACCAAAAGGCGTTTGTTTATTAATCTTAATATCTCCTGATGTACACAACAATGGGAGAAAATGCATGAAATATTACGTTTATACTAAAACTGATAAGCAGGGTGATCATGAAGTGCACCGTGAAGGATGTAATCGTATGCCACTAGATGAAAATCGAGTGACCCTCGGTGACTTTACTAGCTGTCAGTCTGCTGTGAAAGAGGCAAAACGACGGGGCTACAGTGCCGACGGCTGTCGCTGGTGCTCATCGGAATGTCACACATCCTGATATCAGTAATATGGACATAATTAAAGGTCGCTGAGGCGGCCTTTTTCATATCTGCAATCCTAACTAATTGATATTCATTCGATATCGGAATTCCGATATCGACCTCCTATTAACTTAACTCACAGGGGCGAACCTATTTCACCCCACGGACGCCCATTGTTCTGATGGGGTGGAATATGAAGATGAAAGAGAATCCTGATTTCTGGGCCGAACTATTAAACGGCCTAAAAAACTCGTGGCCGCAGATATCCGGCTCTGCTTTGGCAATCGCCATTTGTTACGGTCGCCTGATTTATGACGGCGTAGACCGTAAGAACCGATGGATTGAGGTGCTGCTCTGTGGTGCCTTGTCATGGAGTGCGTCCAGCGGCTTAGAGATGTTTGGTATTCCCAGTAGCTTTGCACCCGCTATCGGTGGCGTTATCGGTTTTATTGGCGTTGAGAAGATACGGGAGATTGCCATTCGCGCCATCAATAAACGGTTGGGAGATAAATAATGACCAGAGGCATTCGTAACAACAATCCGGGCAACATTGATCATAACTCAGCTAATCAATGGCAAGGTCAGTTGAAGCATGACCCGAACATTGAAAAACCGTTCTGCCGGTTTGAATCACCCGAGTATGGTATTCGGGCACTGATGAAGCTGTTGTGTAATTATCATAAGGGCGGGCACAACAGCGTATCTAAGATTATCAATCGCTGGGCACCTTCAATAGAAAATAACACTACGGCTTACATTAATGGGGTAGCTAAGGCGCTGAGTGTGGATCCGCATCAAGTTCTCGACATGAATAAACCCACACTGATTGCGCTGGCTAAGTCCATTATCCGGCACGAGAACGGCCAGCAACCTTACCCAGATGGTGTGCTTGAAAAGGCCTTCAATTTACTCTGAATCCTGAGCCTCGCCAATGCGGGGCTTCTTTTTATCTGCGTACTGACGTACGCAAAATCCAATCATGACTTATAGAAATAGAGCCTGAGAGATATCGCTAGGTGGCGACCTTTCATGAGGCGATATTTCTACGTCAGCAGGCTCTTATTTCTATAGGAATACGCAATATGTATACAATCACAGTTCCCTTTTATGATGATGAACTTTATGTTGTGGAATACAACAATGAACCGTATGTGCCGATGAGACCGATTGTTGAAGGTATGGGGCTAGCTTGGCAATCACAGTTAGAGAAGATAAAACAAAGGTTCAAATCAACTATAACGGAAATCGTTATAGTTGCCGCAGACGGTAAAAAGAGGGAAATGACTTGCCTCGCCCTTCGTAAGTTGGCTGGCTGGTTAGCCACGATCAGCCCTAACAAGGTTAAGCCTGAAATTAGGGGCAAGGTGATCCGTTATCAGGACAAATGCGACGATGTCCTCTACGAATACTGGACAAAGGGTGTTGTGGTCAATCCCCGCAAGCGTAGCGTGATGGAAGAACTGAATCAGGCCTGTGCTGAATTAAAAAGAGACAAGCAGATCGCCAGTGTGTTTGGTACTGGCCTCAACGAATGGAAGAAGGTCAAGCTTGAGCATGAAAGCAAGATAAGAGGATTGGTCGGACAGGCCGCTGACTTAGTTCTGGATCTTGTTCTGGCTGAAACAGGTAAGGGTAAAATAACACGCACCGAATCAAGGTGAGTAATATGAAATTCAACAGCCAGTACTTCACCCTCAGTGCTTTGGTGATTGTCTCTGGCTTGTTCTGGTTCTATTACAGTGAGTATCAAGAAAAAGACAAAGCCTACACGGAACTGGATACGAAGTATAAGAATCAGCAGGCCATCACTGACAATGCCTTTCAGTCCATCAGGATCATCAATGACATCTCACGCATTAATAGCGAAAACCGGCATCGGTCAGCCGTGGATTCTGAGCAAACTAAAACGGCCATCAAAGATGCGGTGGTCAATCATGATTGTGCCAATCGCCTTGTGCCTGATGGGGCTGTTAACCGGTTGCAGCAACACACGAACCGAATACGTTCCGGTGCCACCGGTACCCATTCCGGCACCTCTGCTCGCTGACTGTTTGCCTCCGGTGATACCGGACACAATGTCATGGAGTGACAGTCTCATTCTGAATGAGCAATTATTAATGGTCATTGAGCAGTGCAATCTGGATAAGCAGGCGATACGGGAAATAGAAGAAAACAAGCAGCCACCTCAGAGCTAATGATACTGGGGTGGCAGGAGTGAGTTAGGGCAGTGTCAATGGGTCATGAGAGGACGGCAGGAATGAACCGTCCTACTCGGTTTTATAGTATGTTCAATTTGGCTAATTTGCCGGTGGAATATAAGGGGGAATTGGAATTATGGGTTTTGGCAAAGGAAAAAAGGGCATTACGCAATGTTCCCCTGTAGATGTTAGAACGCATACAGGGCCACTTGATGGTGCGCTGGGAGAATCAGCATAAGTTAGCACTGGAGCTAAAATAGCCGAACCCGCCAACAGGCAAAGAAGAATGAATTTTTTCATTTTACTCTCCACTTGTAACGCTATTATCAAAAGCTTGATAAGACCATTAGGCTTATCCCCATCCAACAATAAACGAATAATGCTTAACAATTAGTTAACGCCTGAAACTAAAGTCAATATTTCTTTGCCCGTTCCCTGAGTGGTTAAAGGAATACGGATAACGCATGCTGCCACTTCGTTCCTACCGCGTACCCAACGCACACGGACTGGTGGCATTTTTATTTGCGTCGGGTTATCGCCGTCGGTCGGTATTAGCTGAGACCTGTTCCCTTAACATCGAGCGTACAGACAGAATCAAAAATAACCCATGCCACCGTGTAGGACGGATCATTATCAGCAATATCCGCTGTAGGCAGAAGAAGTGATGTGACAGCCGGAAAGACGGCCTGCATTGCCATCATGATTCGCAGAGTGGTGATAGCTATGCAGTAGAGAGCAAAGTCCGATTATCGGATATCGCCCATATTTAGGGCGCTGACAGTAACCTAAGTATAAAGTAGACTGAAACTTCAATAAGACTAATCAACAAAAGGAATTTTGGTTATGGGAATGCTGTTACTGCCAGTGATCGGTTTATTGCTACTGTTTTTGTCACTGCTTGTGTTGATCTGTCTGGTTGCTTTTATTGCTACCTGCTGGATACATCTACAAAAAGGGCTACACAACGGTGGGTTTTTTATTGGTCTTTCAGGGGTAGGCTTAGTTCTGTCATCTTATGGCCTTTATAAGTTTCTTTCTTGGCTCGGAATTGTATGAATTTGAATATTAAATAAATCACCACCTCTGGGTGGTTTTTTGCTTTATGGAGGGCAGCACATGCCACCCCGTATCCCCCGCGCCTGCCGCAAGCAGGGTTGCCCCAAGACCACCACCGACCGAAGCGGCTACTGTCCTGACCACCTGCACACCGGCTGGCAGTCTCACCAACAAGGCAAGAGCCGACATGAACGCGGCTACGGCAGCCAATGGGACAGATTAAGGGCCACCATCAAGGCCAGAGACAAGCACTTGTGTCAGCAATGCCTGCGTCAGGGTCGGGCCGTGACAGGAACAACGGTTGACCATATCAAACCCAAAGCCCACGGGGGCACGGATGCGTTATCCAATTTGGAATGCTTATGCTGGTCTTGCCATCGGGCGAAGACCGCAACGGAGCGACTGCGATAGTCACTCAACGACTGATAATTAATGCCAGTGAGTAAATATATCTGATGTAACCATGACAGTTAAACAATGGTCTGATGACGTAATTTTTACCTGAAATCATTGCTGTTGTCATGGTCACGTATAGGGCGGGGCGGGTGAAATCGCTACCTCTCTCGCCCCACAGGACCGCCGCCTTACCTCTGTTCAGATCGCCGCGAAATGTAAACCTTTTTTTGGGGTGCCCCAACTGCACCGTTTTACAGGAGAAATCACATGGCAGGACGACCGCCAACCCCGACTCACCTGCGTTTGGTGAGGGGTAACCCATCAAAACGCCCGATAAACGCCAACGAACCGATGCCGGAAAAAGGGGTGCCCCCGATCCCGAAGCATTTCGGGAAAATGGGCCGCTATTGGCATGAACGGATCGCCGGGGAACTGGACAAAATCGGCGTGTTAACCAGTCTGGATGCGAAAGCCCTTGAGTTGCTGATTGAGGCCTACGTCGAATACCGGACCCATTGCGACACCTTAGAGAAAGACGGCTATACCTACCGCACCGATCAGGGCCTCATTAAAGCGCACCCCGCCGCTGGGATGAAAGCCGATGCATGGAAACGCCTTCACGCCATGCTCAGTGCGTTCGGCATGTCCCCCTCCAGTCGCACGAAAGTCAATATCGCCGGAGAAGACAAGGCCGATCCGCTGGCGGAATTTTTACAGATGAGGGATTAAGCATGGCTAAAGTGGCTGACGGCATTCGCTACGCCGAGCGGGTTGTGGCGGGTGAGATTGTCGCCGGGGAATTGGTGAAACTGGCCTGCCAGCGCTTCCTGACTGACCTGAAAACGGGGGAGGCTCGCGGGATTGTGTTCAGTGAACCCCGTGTCCAGCATATCCTGAACTTCTACAAGTTTGTCCCGCATGTCAAAGGGGCACTGACCGGCAAGCCCATTGAACTGATGGACTGGCATATCTTCATTCTGATTAACCTGTTCGGCTTTGTCTGTCCGCTGGTGAATGAGGCCACCGGTGAGGTGGTGCTGCGTAATGACGGCAGTGGGCGCCCGGTGATGGTACGCCGTTTCCGTACCGCGTATATAGGGATTTTCACCATACCTTTTGCTTTCATATTTACAGGGTTACTTAATGTAACTTAGTGACTAACGACTAATCTGACGGCAGAGCAAAGCCCTAATTCGGACTTAGGTGATAACCCATTGATATTCAATCAAACGCCAGATTTGGCGTCTGCTTATACTTTGAGCACCTCAAAATCGGAGAGCGCAAAATGCCATCAACAGTGTTCGAGGCAAGCACTGCCCCGATTATTTCGAGTCAGTTTGACCCCCTCGATAAAATCAGTCTGGTGATTTTATGACTAAAATATTATCTAACCCATTGATATTTAATCAGACCCCGAATTTGGGGTCTGCTTGTATTTTAACCACAGGAATTATTGTCGGTTGGTTACCTCGTTGCATGGAGTAAGAATTGCCCCTCTTTAAGAGGTTCAGTTTGCGTACCGAAAATATCGGTATGCAAATGATGAATATTTGTGCTGACGAAAAACGTCGATGCAAAACCCAATATTCGATAATCGGACTTTGGGTGTGACTGACAGTTGGTCAGTCGCAAATGACGGTGAGCGTAAATGATATTTACTCACAAAATTTGCGCGGCAGTAATACTGACTCACAAACTTTGCACAACTCATTAAGAGGTGCGCACAAAAGAGTGATCTAGAAACAAAGGGTTAAGTTATTTTGTCCAGACCGTTATGTCCAAGCAATACGTTGAAACACAATGAATTTATAACGTTTGTCCAGCACATAAAGTAACCATTGGGATTTCCGCAATGGTTGGGTCAAAGTGACGGCTTCGGATAAATCAACGAGTTAATCAACTATAGAGGAAATCCCTATGGTTGCCACTTATCCTCAAATTGAGGATGAATGAAGTATCAATAAGTTTTAAATGACACAAGAAGGCTTGAGTTTAAGCAGCCCAGTAAAAGCCCTTTAAAATCATTAAAATCCAAATTTGGGTTGTCTTTAAGGTGGGTATTGAGATTTCCTCAACACCTTTTGCTGAATGTAACTGAGTGACTGAATACGTATTACGTTCGCAGTGATTTAACTTACTGATTTTTATCATGGTTGAAAAACCAGTTCATCTATAGGCGGTGGAACATGGCAAGAAGACAGAAGAAGAATGCACCCTCGATAGTCGTCACGGTCACAGGCAAGATTACCGTTGCCCCCAAGCGTATAAAGTGCCAGACAGGTAAAGTCATGGCAGTCGCTACTATGCGGGTGCAGAGCGATAAGCGCAGTGATTACCCGCTGGGTGCCATTGCTTTGATGAGATGGCGCTATCGGTGATGCTGTTACAGAAAGGTCAGGTGATCACGGTGACGGGAAAGGCTTCACTGGCAGGGCTATCAGTTGGCTGTCAATTCTATCGCTTAATAGGTTCCGACGAATGGCGTCGCAACCCTCTAAGGTCGGAACGTTAAACGTACCAACCTACTCACTTTCGACGAAATTCGTCGTCAGTCATTAGCTCAGTACATTTAGCGTATTGACCTCTTCTTATCCCTGTAGGGATATCAGATAACAGATTGTAGTATATCAACAACATAAACAAGATTGGTGAAGCTTCTTGGTCTAATGCAGATTGTATATAAATTTGTATATCTTTTAATATGGAATTTATTTATTAATTTATTATCAATGAATTAATCATCATTCATTACACCCAATCCCAAAGCAGTACAACGGGTCAATGACCCGCTCCCCATCCCCACCCAATGCCAATGCTGTCGTAACCACGTGACCATCGCCCATCACACGGAGGTGTTTGGGGAGGTTCGCAGTCGCTGGCCGTGGCTCTATGTCTGCTGGTCATGCGATGCCCGTGTCGGGATGCACCCGGAAACGAATATTCCGCTGGGCTATCTGGCAGATAAACCGACACGGGAGGCGAGACGGAATGGTAAACAGGAATTTGAGGAAATGCGGAAGAGAGGGAATTTTGAACGCACGGACGCCTACCGATGGTTAGCATGGCGGCTGGGCGTCAGTGCCAGTAAATGTCATTTCGGCTGGTTTAATGCCGAGATGTGTGAGAAAGCAGCGAATATATGCAGGGGATTTAAATGATGACAGATTACAAATCACTATATGAAGCGAGTAAAAAAGAAATTGAAGCCCTGAAAGAACAGGCTGGCATTACATGGAATGGAACTCCTATTTCTGAAATAAAAATGCCAGAAATTGCAGGTTATAAACAAATTATAGAGGCTACCGTTTGGGCAGAATCAGATTGTGAACCAAAAGATGGTGAGTTTTCAGTCTATATCAGGCCACTAAATGGCACAGTTATTAATAGTGATACGTATGAATTAGTTCATCATGAAATATACGAATCTATCTGCAATGGAGCATTGAAAATAAAACCAGAAATTAACTATAGAATTATATGTTATGAGTCAGGTGAAAGTTGCGATGTATTTTGGGATAAATATTTCATATCACTACCAGAAACTATAATTACGGAGAAATGGGAATGACTAATTCAGATTTATGCAGAGAAGAAGAAATGAACAATGATGTGATTGAATTGGCGCAAAAAATTATGTTGGCATTATCAAATGAACGTGAATTAATAGGAAAATACCCAAATATATTTTTTGGTCATTATTTAATTAATGCAGAAAATATAGCAAAAATCTGTAATGAAATAGACAGCCTTCGGAATGAATTAGCCAAATATGAAAATATGGAGCCTGTGGCGTGGAAAAATATGGTGACCGGGGAAATTTACACAGAGTTTCCGCAATCAAATAAAACTCATTGTCTAGCTGTTCTATATTACCAACCACCCCATAGTAAATAGCGAGGCTCATCATGGATATTATCGATGCAGCGAATGATTTAAATGAACTGAATCTATCTCATGCGCTCCAGAACCGGCAACCAGTACTAACCAGTATCAACGGGATGTGCCGATGGTGTGAGACGGAGCCAGCAACACACGGGGCATTCTGTAGTCAGGAGTGCGGGGAGGATTATGAGCGACTTCGGAGGAAATAACACCCCAAAAGGGTCATGTATTAAATAGTTAGTTGTTGTGATATGCTTCCCGCCTTTTAAGGGTAAAGCATGGCCAAAGCTGACGTCTATTGCCGTTATTGTCACAAATCAAAACATGTCAAAGGACATGGAAAAGGGAATGGCGGGCATCCTCGTTATCGTTGCTATACCTGCTGTAAGGTTTTTCAGTTAGAATACACTTATCAAGCCTGCAAACCCGGCGTTAAAGAGCAGATTGTCGACATAGCGATGAACAATGGGGGAATTCGTGACACCGCTCGGATCCTGAGAGTCGCAACAGCTACTGTCATGAAAACGTTAAAAAACTCACGCCCCGAAACGTAACGACGCTGCCCCTTGATGGAAATAACATTCAGCTTATCTGTGAAATAGACGAGCAATGGTCATTTGTGGGGAACAAGAAAAATCAACGCTGGCTTTGGTATGCTTGGGAACCTCGCCTAAAACGAATAGTGGCCCATGTTTTTGGCGATCGCAGTAGAAAAACATTAGACAAGCTACTGGCTCTTTTATCGTCCTTTAATATTCGGTTTTACTGCACAGATGATTATGTTGTTTATGATAACCTTCCCGAGGAAGATCACCTGACTGGAAAGACGTTTACTCAGCGTATAGAGAGAACGAATTTAACTCAGCGTACTCGAATAAAAAGACTGAATAGAAAAACTATCAGTTATTCAAAATCCGAAGAAATGCACGATAAGGTGATAGGAACTTTTATTGAGCGTGAGTACTATTTTTGATATTCAATCTAACTATTTAATACATGACCGGATTATCGGATTTTGAAATTAATAAATTGGTAGCAGAACATATTGGTATCACACCAGATAATATATTCGACAAGGAGAATGTAGTTTTTAAACCAGTTGGAAATGATAATTTTGAAAAATTCGACCCCTGTAATAAACCAGAACATGCAATGCCAACTATTATCGAGAATGGAATCAGCCTGATATTTCAAGATAGAAAATTTCACTATGCAAGTAATGATGGTGAAATGGAATGCTTTATCGACAATCCATATAAAGCAGCGATGGTTATATTTCTGCATATAAAGGACATGGAGAATGAAATATAGCCTCATATTAGCCGATCCTCCGTGGCAATATAATAACTCAGCCAGCAACGGAGCAGCCAACAATCACTACACTACCACCGATTTTTATTCCCTCACCCGATTACCCATAGAACAAATAGCCGCTGAAAACTCCGTCCTCGCCATGTGGTACACGGGGAATTTTGCATTGGAAGCAATCAAGCTGGCTGAGGCGTGGAAATTCACAGTCAAAACGATGAAATTATTCACATGGGTGAAACTCAACAAACTGGCAATGGAACGCATAGACAGAGCCATTCAGGAAGAGCGAATTCTCGATAGCTGGGATTTCATGGAACTGCTCAATATCGAAACACGGATGAACGGCGGGAATTACACCCGCAGCAATACCGAGGACGTATTGATCGCTATCAGGGGTAACGGACTGCCACGCCAGAGCGCCAGTGTGAAACAGGTAGTTTATTCCTGTCTGGGTGAACACAGCCAAAAACCAAGAGAGGTTCATTATCGGTTAGAGCAATTATACGGAGACGTACCCCGCATTGAATTATTCGCCCGTGAGTCAATGGACGGCTGGGATTTATACGGTAATGAATCACCCGTAAACAATATCGAATTTATTAACGGAGTCAACTTCATCACCAATGACTAACGAATTCGAGAACGGACGACGACAGGTGGCAAGGGAGTGCCGCAACGAATTACTCAGACTCAAGAAACGCACCGATCAGCAAACTACCGAAATACTCACCAAACACCTTCCCCGATTTGAAATCGCTATGTCGTCATATCAAAGGAGCAAATTTCAGCCTGTGATGCGGCTGCGATACTACGTCGATATGATTGATAAGGAGACGAAAGATGGATAGATATCCTCTGACATTTGATGAAGCATGTAATTTTGTTGGCGTCTCACCACCAACATTGCGTAATTGGATTAGAACAGGTCGATTAGTGGCAGCAAGAAAAGACCCAACCAAAAAACAGTCCCCGTATCTTATCACTCGACAAAATTGCATTGCTGCGCTCAATAATCCGATCCACACTATAAAAGTGAGCGCGGTTGACGTTAAGGAAGGTTATAAATGTCAATATTCCGCAGAAACAAGACTTGGTACGCCGATATCACGATCCCGGGTGGTCAGAGAATTAAACAATCTCTTGGCACAGAGGACAGGCGGCAGGCGCAGGAACTGCACGACAAATTAAGGGCTGACTTATGGCGAGTTGATAAGCTCGGTGATTACCCTGACATCACATTTGAGGAAGCATGCGTCAGGTGGCTGGAAGAAAAATCAGCGAAAAAGTCGCTTGATACTGATAAGAGCCTAATGGGTTTTTGGGTAGATCATTTTTCGGGATGCCTGTTAAGGGATATCACCTCGTCGAGAGTTTATACCGCTATTAGCAAATTGCAGAATAGAGCGGTATTAGCCAGATGGCTAGCAAGAAAAGAGGCGTGTATCAAAAAAGGGAAAGATATTCCTGTTTATGTTCCTAAGTCAGCATCACAGTCCACTAAATCATCATACTTAGCATTAATAAAGTCCATTCTCAGAGCTGCTGAACGAGAATGGAAATGGATAGATAAAGCTCCAATCATAAAAGTAAACCAGCCAAAGAATAAGCGCATCCGATGGCTGGAGCCACACGAGGCAATAAGGTTGATATCTGAATGCCCTGAACCGCTGAAATCTGTTGTTAGGTTTGCATTAGCTACAGGGTTGCGAAGATCAAATATTATTGACCTAGAATGGCAGCAAATCGATATGCAACGGAAGGTAGCATGGGTGAATCCTGAGGACAGTAAATCGGGTAAAGCAATTGGGGTTGCTTTAAATGATACTGCCTGTCAGGTTCTCCGTGATCAGATTGGGAACCATCATAAGTGGGTCTTTGTACATAAAACAGCATCAAGTCGGCATGATGGAACCATGACGCCAGCAATCAGGAAAATGCGTGTTGATAATAATAGGTCGTGGAATTCTGCGCTAAAGAGGGCAAGGATAGAAGATTTCCGATTCCATGACCTACGCCATACATGGGCTAGTTGGTTAGTTCAGTCTGACGTACCGTTATCCATTTTGCAAGAAATGGGTGGCTGGGAATCAATCGAAATGGTGAGACGATATGCTCATTTGGCACCAAACCATCTAACTGAACATGCAAGACAGATAGATGTGATTTTTAGTGCTCATGTCCCATCTGCGTCCCAAGACTCAATTGATGATAAGATAATTGGTATGTAA